TCACACTTAAACCCAAGAGGAATAGGAAGAGTTAGGCCTAAATAATTCACAGCTGGAGTAGATCCGATTTTGAGTGGCATACCTTCAGCATGGGTCGCAACACCACCTATATAAGTAGGCGCCAATCCGCTGGCGGCAACATGGCCTCGCGTTGTTATCGTAAAGTTTCCCTCTCTTGTCGGCGCAGAGAATATTGAGAGACTCAAGAACTCTGGTTTTTGTATACCTGCAATTCTATCTACTATATCAAATGAATATGAATCTAACCCAAATTCAAATTGCTCGTTTCTATTAGCCATCTGTACTACTTGTAGAGAGTTACTGCTAGTTCCATCAAAGGTGTAACCCTCTATATCAAAAAACGTAGAAACTTGAGATTCGCCTACCCTTAAAAGCCCTGAGGTTTGTACGTTATCGATTCTATAAGCGTTCTGCAATGAATCCGTCATCCATTGATTATTTTCTTTAAAAAACGCGCACTTGAACCTTCTTAACTTTCCAAGATCGTAATCTCTATAGGTGAATTCAATAGATGATATTTTGGCTTTATTTATAAATGAATGTCTGTTTGACTCAACGGATGCTGGCTTACTGTATGGCAAATAATCAAGCCCCTCCCTTGAGAAACCAAGAGCGTTGCTTGGGTCTTCATAAGTTGCATCAGCATAAACCCGCACTAGTTCGCCATGCCACTTTGTTCTATAGATACCATCAAAGTCCCCAGTATCGCTATCTATAACATCCGCTCCATTATGGGAAACAAGCCCTACGATCAAGGTGCCCTCAATATTAATTCTTGAATCAAAGCTATCTTTATTGATGTCATCAAAAGTCTGAATATAACTGGTAGCGATGGGTTGTCCATCCAAGATTTCGCTAGTACGACCCTTGCTATCATTATATAAAATAGTTTTGTCGCTAGAAGAATTTTTTATTAAAGATCCCGTAGAAATAGCCTGAGACAATGTTGATCCCGACAATACTACTTCTCCTCGCCACCCCTGATTTCCAGCAACGCTAATTCTCTCATATGCTGGCAAGACTGAAAGTACTTGTGCGTCTTGCACGCCGTCTACATATAGGGGAGGGTGGTTATCGAGACGGACTTTCTGTGCTTCATTGGTGGGCGGGAAAGGAAATTTAAGAGTAGTCTGTCTATCGCCACGCCGTTCAGAGCCATATAGTAATTTACGCTTATAGATCAGCACTGTGCCGAATCCGTTATTTACTGCGGGCACGGAACCCTCTTGTGTTATTGTTTCTCTGGGGTCATCCTTATAAAGCGTGAGAACTGGCAAAACCCTCCTTACGTCAGTATCATCTGAGCCTTTGATAGTAGTATTTTCTTCTACATCAACAGTGATTTTGGCGCTTTCTAACACCCGAACAGAATTGTCCTGAGAGGATATTTTCTCTACGTTATAAAACGAGCATAGCCCACTATGTTCCTCATTTATATCAAAAATATTCGCAGGAAATTCACTACCCAAACCCTTGCGATATGAGTACATGTTATTAAGGTTATATGGGTATTTTGAATTAAATTCTTCTATAAATGTAAAATATGGACTAGACTGCAATACCCTCTGATCGCTAACGAATTCATAGTCCTTGGAAGCTCCCGTATCTCCGAATACAGCACTTCCATAAGGAGTCATTAATACTATTCTTCCAAATGCCACATCGTACATGTCTTCCATTCGGTAGGCTATTGTTTTGCTGTTTTCAAAACCTTCTTCAAAAGTGATTGCCTCTTCAGCAAAAACTTTAACGTAAGCAGGAGTAGTTTTACCAGATGTTAGTACAAGATCACCAAAAGAACCATTAGCATTATTGCTAGTTGCTGGAGTTATTTTCTGAATAAAATCAAAGTTTCCATTTTTGTTGAGCTCATACACATATAATCTATGGGCTATATCTAATCCTGTAATATCAAATTCATTAACATATGAGGCTCCATGAGCGACGAGCATCCCTCGATCACACCTAAATGAATATCCAAAAGGCTGATTCAATAAAGAGATAGCCCCAGAACTGAACTTGCCCATCACTCTTCGCATATTAGAACTTGTGTTGGCGTTGTTCCAAGAGTCCTGAATCTTCTCCCCCGCAGAGTCCCACACTCGCTGATCCATCTGTGCGTCTATCCCTCTGTCATTAGGATCACTAGCGGTTATAGAGCTGTAGTAGGTTGGGTGAATAGGAGTTGAAAGCACGTCGCCCGGAGGAAGAATATAATAAGTAGAGTAGGTATAATAAGATGAATTTTTTGCGCTCCAATCGCTGGCAAAACCCTGATCAGACTGGTGCTGTCTACTCAGCGGCGGAAGCATCTCCATACTAAAGTAGAGATCCGCACGTAATTTACTACACCATACATCAAGGGTCTGTTGCGAACGGCTACCTTTTCCAGTAAAGTTCCACTGGTCCATGTCTTCTTTCTCGCTATCGCTAAACCTTCGATAGTCAGATCCTTCCAGCAGTTCGCCAAGCTGATTATTCGGACCCAAAGTATAGTCTTCGCCATCGGAGCCTATAACAACTCTCCTTAACTCGCTTCTGAGTGTTGGATACGTTTTTTCTAAATATGTATCGGTTCTTATAGACTCTTGTTTAAATACTTTAATTTTCCCCTCATCTGTGCCAACAAGAAGCGAATCATCACTAAACATCATCGAGGGGGGAGACCCATACCAATACCCATATTCATATATGTTATCATTACTACTATGGGCGTTATAAAAATATTTTTCAAGATCTCCGAAATGTGTTACGGTGTTTACTTCATTGGGATTACCCTTAGAAACTCTGCTTGTATAATCCAACACTTGGGTGTTTATCTGCTGGTTACAGTTAACAATAACAATCGATCCATTTTTATCACGGGCAGACACGCCGTCGTGAATAAAATCTCGAATAAATGAATTAGACTTAGTATGTCTATCTATAAAGTCTTGAGTATTCGGATCGTCACGCCCCTGTCTTTTTTCCTTGTCCAAGTCTTTTTGTATTGTGTCAAGCATGGCGTCTGTCCCTCTACCAACGGTAGACAAATATGGGAATACGGTATTCGCAATAGCTATTATCGGCCTAACTCCTCCCGTAACATCATCAGCCTTCATACATATACTAAAACCAAACCCATCAGCAAAAAGAAAATTACTAGTCAATAAAGAAGCAGACATCGGAAAATCATATGGATCACTATTAAAATTTAAAAAGGGCGCTATGTTGTCCTCGTAGAACTGAGTGTTATCGCCGCCACCTTGCGAAAGAGGGGCGTCCAAATAGTGTGAGAAACCCTCATTTTTTACATAATAGAGGTTTGTATCCAGTCCATTGTTTCTTGACGATGCTCCTTCGCCTGTCTGAAGCGTCCGATCACCTTCCATGCCCGTACCCGTTGCTCCACCAAGGTCTCCGCCTCCACCGCCCATACCCATACCACCGCCTCCACCTCCACCGAGACTATCTCCACCGAGATCTGTGCCGCCCATAACGTCCATGTCATCCCCAAAATTATTTCCGCCACCTTCATCTCCGCCACCTCCGCCACCTCCGCTCCATGATGGAGTCCATTTTCTAGGGTATCCGCAATTATAACTATGTCCATCTCCACCAGTGGCACCACGTTTACGGTTGATAGGTCTATATATTTGTTTAAAATTAGAAATCATAGCCCTATACCAATATAGGTTTTCTAGCTGAGAAAGGTTTCTATAGATTTTCAAGCCTGATGTATCACCACACAGGAGAGGGGTCTTTTGCTTGCCTATCTGAGAGTCCGAGTGGTCATCTTTATTATAATAAACAGTGTCGCTATCTTCTAGAGGTCCAACGTGTGGATTCCTTGTAGATGCGGTAATTTGCTCATCTACCGTTATTCTACCAATGACCTCTCCATTGGGACCAGTATGAGCTCCGGAGGTGCTGTGAAACATGTCTATCTTATAGAGCCAAACTCTTCCGTGCCCAGCATGAACAGGCTTTCGGGCTTTATATCCATACGGAGATAAGATTCTGGTCTGAACTGCTTTATCAGAGTTTTTTTCAAACCTCCCATAAGAATAATCATCTATCTTATTCCAGTCAATATCACGGTCGTATTTTCCTGTTGCATGATTGATAAATGCTGCGGATAATCCGGCAGTTTCGCGGCTTAGACCAAGATCCAACGCGACTCTTAGGCTTATTCCACGGCGATTTTTCTCCGCGCTCTCGTCCAAAGCACCAAGCGTATTAGTAATAGGTATTCCACCTTGGGCCTCATGGTATCTCCCAAAATAATCAACCCCTCCTGTAGAGCTATACGTATTACCAACCTCACTGATAGCAAGCCAATAACTAGGCGTCTCACTGCCGGAGTGAACGTCATCTGGTTCGGTTGGCTGCTTTACTATATCTATAGACTGACCGAACATATAGCCCCACGGCACTAAATCCATACCGTTACGGGTATAAGCATCCGCCCCATGATACCCAGCATATCCTGCCAGTTCTGTGACCCCATTTTCATCTATATAAGGAGTAGTCCCCTCGCCTATCATGCCGTCTCCGTTAAGGCCGTTAGGAGAGAATAACGTTTGCTTGTATCTCCAAGCGCCAAGATTGCTATCGTCTTCTGGGTGATGAGCCCATGATATTCCATCAACGTCCCGAAGAGAAGAGGTGTCTGTATTTACCGTTAGGTTTTTATCATCATATAGATAATATTCCGCATCTGAAGATGTGCGTTTTACATACTTAATACCATTAATAGGATGTACAATATCTTTTGGGGTCTCGTTTAGTCCTCCATCAATCTTGATTCTATCGCCATCCCCTAATAGCTCGGTGTCAAATGTTCCATCTCCAGAGGGACCTCTTATTGTAATTTTATTTCCCGCGATGGCGTTTATAAACCCAGCACGGCGCTCATAAATATCAACCCTTCCGCAATGCTTGGATATTCCTAGCTGATAATAATAAGAAGGATAAGAATAATTAACTTCGATGGGAACCCTATAGAAGTAAGTTACTTTGTCCTCGACGCACTCATCTTTCCATATCAACTCAGAGTCATCCCTTGATTTGAGACTTAATAATGTTACATCGCTAGGCGTTGACCTCTCACTGAAATCAACAACAAGTCCCTGAAGAACGTCGGTAATTTCGCCCTTTTCGTTCTTTACCTGACTAAAAAATACACCACTTTCTTTATTCTTTAGCGCAGCCGCAGGCATTGCCGGACACCCGGGAGGTTGAACACCCTCGTTAACCCTCTTCTTAATGTCATCATCGCCCGATACAAATGGATTATCTACGACCGTAGCTGGAACGCCACAAAGCCCTATTCCCAGTTCCTCATCACCTACCCCATCATAAGGAGGAGGCCTACTAGCACAGTTGTAATCCGCGCATTCTTGCGGAGACGTTTCTGTCCATCCCGGCTCGTAGGGGCTCAGGTTCCAAGTCCATACATTTCCAGTATAGGTAGAGCATATCCCACTACTATCTTCAGTAGTCGAACCTATCCCCAAAGATTCAGCAACATCTCCACTGAAGCTCATACTATATCCAGCTTCTACGCCAGCATTAGTTCCGTCTTCACCACCCCCACCTGCAAACTCTGTTAAATTTCTAGCTGCGGTTCCAACATCTGGAAAAATAATCCCACTAATAAGTTCAGTGTCAGAGAATGTTTCCTCACCACCAACCTTATCATACGTAACAGAGAAGCAAAAAAAAGTAGTCCTCACACCCTGTACTAGAGTCTCGTTGGTAAGATAAACTTCTTGAGAATGACCTCTATAGGCAACGATAGCTATATCATCTAGAATTTTGATATCACTTGGACGGAATTCAAGCTTCTCATAGTCTGTGCTGGGGTTGCTTTTGAAACGGCCACGATTACGATAAGGGCTACTCAAAAAACCAGAAGCAGACGCCGCTCCTTCATTTAGAACATCAAAAGAAGCTACCTTGTCATTGAAGTTTGTGAACTGCTGAATTCCGCCGGGAGGTTCCATAAAAAGATCCGCACCCCTATTACGCTGGTATACACCGGCATCGTCGGTCTGGTCATTCTGTATATGTAATGATTTTGTGGATGTTTTTCTTTTTGCCATTATGTTTTATTCTCGTTATCAGAGTCTCGTTGTTTAAAGGCTTGCTTTATTTTCTCGTCTGTTGATTCAATTAGCTCTTCAGCAATATTCTTGACTATTTTCTTAATTGCCCGAGTTGAAAATCCGGGAATATTTAGACTTCCATTAATACTGATTGTATGATTTATATTCATATCTGCCAGACTACTAATTGTATTACTTAACATGGTAGAAAGCCCACTGAATAATGTAAAAGCTTGAGTAAATGCAGATAAAGAATCACTAATTGAAGAAACAATATCTCCAAAGCCTCCTCCACCTCCACCACCCTGAGCAGCAACCGGATCATGTGAACCATTTTTCAGATATTGAACAGGACCGCCTTTAGCAAACCGTTGAACTCCATTATTAATATCTCTCATAAAGCCTGTACCATACTTGTCAACGGCGCTTTTCTTCATTACAAATTCACCGGGAGTTAACATTGCCGGAACCGTGTCTGTTCCCCGAGGAGTGAATACTGAACCGCCGGAGGCAAAACGTTGCGCACCCCCATCGTTCTCATTTAAGTTTTCCATCAATGCGTTCCTACCATTAGAAATAGCGTTCTTCTGAGATATAATTTGCGCGGCTCTATACTGTGATTGCTGGACTGGAGATAAAAGCCATTGGTTGGTATCTAATCTAGTGGCTAAATCCTGTAAATCTAAAGGTAACCATTTCATTGGCCAGCCTGACTGATCACCCGGACTGAAAGACTTCCAGCTTGGATCATAAGCAACACCAGTTGATAACCCTGCGGCATCTGTTATCGTTCCCATTTCTCCAGAAGTTAATTCCGTACCAGCTGCTAACGGGATTCCTTCTAGAGTTCCCTTTTTAGGTGCCCCGAAGTTACCCCCCATGAGGGTGTTTGAAATAACCTTACCACTAATATAATTAAACAGTTTTCCTTGATCCGCGATCCACTTACCTGATGCTTGTGTTGGGTCTGAACCCATACCTCTTGATAGTGTAACTAGATCAATGAATTCGCCAGACATGGGATCCTGCTGTTTTTTGAACTCAGGATAAAACTTATCAACAGCTTCGGTTCCAAACACATTCTGAAAATCGTAGACACCGACACCGCTATTACTCAATCTGTCTGGAAGAGGCTCTCCCACTCTAACATTTCCCGCGACATAACCTGCTCCGAGTTTATTCGCATTCCATTCTTTACCTTTTAGATTCTCTAAAATCCACCCAAAACCCATTTGCTCAAGGACCTTCATACCTACATCTTTTCCAGACGCAGCGGCTGAAAGGACGAGCTGGCCAATATCGAACGGCATCGTGTAGTTTAACCCTCCATCCATAAGGTCCGAGGCGTTCCTCCTAGCATTTCTCATTCCTGCTCCTCGATCAAGGCCGCCTAGCTGTCTTTCGTCTTGACCCTCTCTCATTTTTCTAGCACGCTCTAGCTCTTCTGGCGTCATAACTTCGGAGGTTTGGTGCGCCTCCGCCTCAGCCACCTTATCGCTCATATCATCAAGCCAATTCCCTATGTTTACCTTTTTTCCAGCATACGCGGCGAGTTGCGCTTGCTGATAACGTTCACTCTCGCCCATAGACTGACTTGTATCCCCCAGCGTGTTTTTGTATTCCTCAGAAAACTCTGCGTCTTTATCAAACATTGGAAGACCCTGATCTACCCGCTCTTGTTGCTGTATGTATGCATCCTGACTTGGCGCATCATCGCCTTTCAGTTGGTCAGCAGCTGCCCTACTCTCCTGTTCTCTATTGCCTCTTTCTTCAGATTCTTCCCGAGACGTAGTGTTTAAGGTTTTTTCTTCCGGGGTCATTGATTCGTAGAAGCTAGTTCCGGGACTAGCAACCTTAACCTTTTGCTCTCTTACCCATGCTGCGTGTTTAGCTGGCGCTGCTTCCCGTTCCGCTTGCCTTTTTTTATCATAAGCATTTTTCTGAGCCCACCACTCCTTAGTTTCATCTTCCTTCTTTTTAGCAAGAACAGCCATTTCTGCCAAAACCTTCTTTTGTTTTTCTGCTTTTGTAGCAGCCGCTGCCTCTCTTGCTACCTGCTGAACCTTTCCCCAAGCGCCATGACGCCTTGCCCATTCTGCATCCGTCAACCCTTCGTCGTAATGGGCGACTTCTCCGTACGTATGGCTGGCGCCTAATGCTTCATACTCTTTTGACACACCAAACGCCCCCTCTACGCCGGTGAATGCTCCTGCCGCAGGTCCTTTTCGCTGTTTTGCCATTTCTCTATTCGTTTTTTCGTGCCTCGCTTGGTTTGCGGCGTCTGCTCTCTCCTGCCTGAGTCGATTATGTATTTGTGTCAGGCGAAGTTCCTCCTCTGCACGTTTCCGGTCTGCGGTCTTCGCGTTACTACTGATCTTAGCATCCCTAAGCTTTACGGCCTGACTTCTGAGCCAATCGGTAAGGGGGCTATCGCTATAACCTGAACTGTCCTGCGAGCTCTCGGCTTCCGTGAATGCATCAAGAGTACTATTTATCCAGTTGGCTCCTTCCATAGCCATACCGCTGGCATGAACCGAACCCCCGTCATCAAAATAAGAAACCTCACCTCCCTGACTAAAATGAGCCCCTTGATTTATATTTCTCATAAACCCTGTGCCGTATTTATCAACGGCGGATTTTTTCATAACAAACTCGCCCGGCGTTAACATAGCAGGAACAGTGTCAGTTCCCTTAGGTTTAGGGTTCGCGGAAGATCCAACACGTCCACCTGTTGCAAAACCAGCCATCGGGTCTACCCTATCGGGTGCATCATTTCCGCCTAGCCAGTTTGGAACACCCGTAGTCTTGAATAAGTTATCAAACATACCCGGAGCGGTCCCGTTGGCCATCGTCATCGCTTCTCTTGTCGATCCCTGCATTTTCCTAAGGGCGGTATCTACCTTCTTGAAATTCCAGAATAACCCAATCAGTCTCTCTGCTTCTCTGTCTGGTATACCGCCCTCATACCAATTCTCATAAGGAACTGATGACCACTTCCATAGGGCTTTCATAGTTTTTTCACCAACACCACCGGCAATTTTTTGTGCATCAAACTGAATACCACCATCTGGAGTAGCTCCTGTAATACCCCCAACACTAACTATCCCCATAACATCGTCGGCTAACATTTTGAAATACGGGAACAGCGCATCGAAACTATCAGAATCACGCTTGACATCCGTTACTTTTTGTATTTTCTTTTTCTGTTTTCCTGTTCTTGGGTCTGTAACACCGTCTGCACCCCTAAGTCCTGTATACTCAGGAAGTCTCCCCACTTTATATGGCGCCCCTTTTAAGCCCGGATATTCACCTAAAGAGGTTAGCATCGCTTGTTTTTTGTTGGCTTTAGTAGCATAGAAAACATCTAAATTTGGAACAACATCATTAGCAATTCCCACAGCAAGAGCGTCAGCTTGAGCCGCAGCATCTTTTTCTTCCTCCTTAACAATCTCTGCAACAGAATTAAATAAACCAGTCCCTAGATCGCCTGTAGCGCCGGAACCCTCTATTGCGGTCAATAGATCGGTGAGTTGCCCCGCAAGAAATGTCGATGATTGTTTTTTATTACTGTTGAATTCACTCATAAAGTTGCTAGCGATACCAGTGGTTGCAAAACTAGCCTTTGTGAAGTTTCCATACATCTCCCCCCCGTGCCCGGAGATAATATCGTTAAGATCCGGCGATAAGATAGTCTTATCTGCATCCCAAGGAACATAACCTAAACCCTCAAGCGCTATTCCTTCGGCATTGTCTCCGCTGGGAGGCCCCTGTGTGAGGCCGGTAGACATTCCCCATCCAGAAAGAAGACCTCTAGCACCACCGCCGCCAACGTCTTTCAAGCTAATGTGGGCCATTGATGTTTTTTGACCATCGCTGCTGTTCATGAATGTATCAAAGCTGGCTTTATCAATATCTCCGAGAATACCTGTTACATCATCTGCCGTCGCAGAGTCCGGGTCTTTGTAAAATTTTTCAAGCTTACTTTTGAAGTTATCGTTATTAAAAAGATTATCGTGTAAATATTTACCGTAATGAGATGAAGCAGACCCAAACGCTAATGGCCCGTTCTTATTTAATCTATCTTTCGGCTCTTTTATGGATGGATAACCCTCAGCACCAACCAGAGCGCTATAGAACATATCGCTCGCATCTTTACCTTCTGTAAATTTAGGAGAGCTCAACCAACTAAACTGATTAGCTCCCGGGTTCTCGTACCTAGATGTGAGTAGTGCGGGATTAGGAACCCTCACCCTCTCCATTGAGGTATGTGCAGGCAAACCATCATTTATACCCCCCTGACCCGAATCCATTGCTTTGGGGTTTGACTTTAAGGGGTCTGAACCTATTTCTAGATATTTACGATAGGACCTTGAAATCGCTGGAAAGCTGGAGATCACTCCTGCCGACGCGCCGAACAAACCACTGCTCGGCGCAACCCCCGACGCATACTGTCTTCTAATTGCTTCAGCATTTGATGGGTCAGTCCAATCCTCGCCTTTCCAATAATCCCAAGCTAAACTATTTGAATTAGACCCTACGATTCCCCCACGCGGAAACGTTTTATTAGAGAAAAATCGATGTGCTGTAACCATGTCATTAGGGTCGTGATCCCTAATACCATTAACCATTCGACCGACCCCAATACCGTAGTTCGGAGGTCTCTTGCTAATATTAGCCGTTTTACCCCATTCTTTAATCGCTTTTTTCGCGTCGTCATTGTATCCTTTTCTCTTAAGAGCTCCGCCGCTAAGCGACAGTAGATCGCCGTCCATTTTAAGGCCATCCCAATTTCCAGTCATGGGCCAAGCACCCATGTCTGCTTTCATTACCTGCTTATAAGTCAGTCCAAAATCTTTAAACGATTTATCCTTTATCTTAGTAACGGCATTTGCGGCTGCTCCGTTAACTCCTTTTTTAATTGCAGCGACGTCGGCAAAGATATCGCTGACTTGTCCACCATATTCACCTTTATAACCAAGACGACTAGTAACAGGACCACCCCCCGCTAGATACTTAGTACTACCACTATTTATAGCCTGAAGAGTACCAGCGTGCTGCTTCGCGGATTTACTGTTAACTACAAACTCGCCCGGAGTTAACATTGCGGGGACAGTATCTGTTCCCTTTGGTTTGAATATAGATTGCCCACCAGCAGCGTATATTACACCCCCTTGAGACGCAGTAGTCAGAACTTCCCCTGCGGCAGCACCAGCATCCGTCTGCGCCGCCTCTAACACTTTAATAAGCCTCTCGATACTTGACAATAAGTCATCGATCTTATTCGCTTCATTGTCAGCCAAAGCCTGCGCCGCAGCAACTTCTTCTGCATTGAGAGCCTTTAAATCATTTATGAGCTGCTCTTCTTTTGTTGTCTTGTTAAATATTTTCTGCATTTCTTCTGCGGTAAGAGGCTTGCCTGTAGCTCTAATCTTTAACTGATTAGCCATTTGCATCTCTAGTTGCTTCTTAACATCTCCCCCAGTCATACCTCCACCAAGATCAATATCTTCAAGTGTGTCTAGCAACCCTCCAACAGCTCCTCGCATTTCATCCGGAATACTATTTAGATTTCCTGTCTGCATAACCCTCTGAAGAGCCATGAAATTTCTATCCATATCCTTCCGCCCTGAATTACTAGCAAAAGTAAACTCAGAGATTAGACCTCTTACTGTATCTCTTTTTCCTTTTTCTTTCTCTATATCGCCCATAATAGAGGCTGCTAACTTAGACTGATCTGAAAGCTTTTTAAGGTTAGCTGTAAGAGCTTTGGTCTCAGAGCCTAATTTCATTTGTTGGTTTTGGACATCTGCTATTACCTTTGAGTCTTGACCACCTCCAGCTCCAGTCTCATTGCGCAATCTATCTGCAAGTTCTTTTGATTTTTCTCTTCTTCTGTCTAATTGTATTTGTGTAGACCTTACTCCACCTCCCTGCATGCCCATTGCCTGTAAAGGCGCGCGCCTTCTGGCTTCCTCAGCACCTTTGACTTCGCCAGTAGTAAGATCTCTACCCTGAGCTTTAGCTAACCGCTCGGCACCTCTTAACTGAACGTTAATCACGTCACCAATAGCCGCAGCGTATTGCTCATTGAGCTTTACTATCTCGCCACCAAATTTAAACAGGGCTCCAACATAAGCATTCTGAGCCTTAGCTAATTCTGCAAGCACCTTTATCTGCTCTTCGTTGGCGCCATTGATTGAGTCCATGATTTCTTCAATCTCGCCCGGCTGAAGCCCATCCTTGAGCTTATTCATAATTTCTTTTCTTATATTAGCATCAAGACCAGACAGATCAATGCCGTTATCCTTCATGAACTTATCAAACCTTAAGTTTGCTGCACTCTCCTCAAGTTTTCCGCTAAACGCCTTCATTCCCTTTTCAGTTAATACTGTCCGTATGTTTTCGTTCTCTTTCATTTTTTCAATAAGGGCGGCTGTTTCTCCCTCTAGCCCAAATTGACTAGCAGTAGTCATTGCTGCTTGCTCAGCCTCAGGACTAACGTTACCAGAACTCAGTGTGGAAATCAACGCATCATTATTTGATTTGTATGCTTTTATGCTGCCGGTAAGGGCTCCAAACTCCATGTCTACCGTGTTAATCGCGCCCTGCATTCCGACCATAGCTACTTCAAACTCGCTCAATGCCCGAGCTGCTCTATATGCCTGCTGAGCGAGAGCTATGTCTGAGGCGAGCTTTTCGTCCGCAGCCTTTTTCGCTTTTGCATCAGCCTCTAGCCTTGCGTTCATTGATTTTTCTTGAGCGTCTTGTGCTTTCTTGGATGTTTCGGCAACCTCCTTATTTATGATCTGCTGTTCTCGTTCCTGTACCGCTATCCGTTGTGCCCGAGTCAGATTTTCATCCAATATTCCATTATAGCCCATCTCTTTTTTAGCTTGGATGTTCTGAAGTCCACTCATCATCATTTGGATTCGCGTGGCTTGTTCAACAGCTTGACCGTATTTTTTAAGCTGATCCTGTATATCAGCACTAGCCATCGCGTCTTTAGCAGACATGCCGCCTTCGATCATTTCGTCTACAGCACCATTCATTCCTGATGCCATATCCTGCGCCATTTTATACCATGTCTTGCTCAGCTCTCTCATCGCTTCAATTCCGCCATCTTTAATGTCTTTAAAGATATCTGAATCCCCCACCTCACCCCTCATCTCCTGATCCATGCCTGCTTCCATCCCTTCAAAAGATGACATGGCGCCAACCGCATTCAGAGATGATAACATCAATTTATCAAAAGCCTGTCCTTGTCTCTGCATTAGCTCAACACCCTTAAGCTGTTCAAGCTCCATAGCTTTATTTGCCAGAGCGAGCTCATTTATAGCAGTAGAGGCGTGCCATGTTGCCTCCACTAATGTGTCGCTCATCGTATCAAGTGCCTCTTCTACCGACCCAAATGCCGCACCAATCCCAGACCCCACAGCTCCTGCTGTTGCAACTATTAATGCTGCCGCTACTACCAAAGCAGTACCGCCTGTGGCAATCGCCGCAGCACCTATGGCTATAGCAATTCCGATAGTAATCGCGACCCCAACTATCATCCCGATAGTACTGCCAATCGTCGAGGCAGCCGCGTCCGCTTCTTTCTTGAGAGCTCTAGAAGCTATACCCTTTGCTTCTCCTAGACTCATCCCCCCCATTCCTTTTTTCATGTCGGACATCGCAGTATTATATTGGTCGCCTAGAGCCTTTGCTTGTTCCCCTAGATATGTAGAAACCGCAACAGCAATCGTTATAGCTGCCGCTAGACCTAGCATAATTCCAGTTGACGCCACAGAGACAGCTGTAGCACGAGCTTTTGCTATAGTTTCCGCCTCTGTTATGGTTATATTTTTCGCTTTCGCCAATGATTCTGCGCTAGTAGCGACGGTGTTGGTTATAGTCGCAGCAAGCATTGGACCCAATTCCAGCGCGACCATAGCTAAAATTGTCCCTAACATAGTAACAACATTAACTACAGCTTCCGTTTCCGCAGATAGATCCATGTATTGTGTCGCAACCATACCCGCCATCATACCCATCATCATCATCTGGTTCATCATCTGGCCACCGCCACCACCATTAGCACCAGATGCTACTACAGGCTTTGGACCACCCGTCGGGCCGCCGACTCCAGTAGTACCTTTTGCCAAGGCTAGCGCCATTTTCTTCATCGCAGCCTTAAGGTTAAGTATCTCAGTTTCAAGTTGTTCTATTTGGACTGATGCAGGTGTAGTAATAACCGCTATTTTTCCTACAGAGGCTGCCGCATCTACAACAGCTGTATAAAATTTTGACATTGCCCCCTCAAGAGCAAGCGCGATTTGTTTAATATGAGTAAACGGTAGCACGTTTCCTTGTATCTGTTCGGACAACTTGCTCATGGGACCGCTCAGCGCTGCCATACCTCCACCCTTTCCTCCTCCGGACATCTGGTTCGCCGCGTTGCGCATGGCTTGCCCAAGAGTATTAGCGCCCGCAGCCAAGTTCTGGGCTATTTTAGTCGCCGACTGGTATAAAAATTCGGACACCCTCCCCATTGCTACCCCAAGCGATTCAGTAGGACCTAGCATGAGAATAACTGCTTCCATTTGTCTTGTAAGAGTCGCAACGAACTCTTCCATGATAACAGTCATATCCGTAACAGGTTTCTTTAAAACTTCAAAGGGTTTGAGTTTAGTTTTCAACTCGTTGCTAAGAGTCTTAAATGACACCTCAAGAGGTTTTAATGCTCCCGTAAGAGCTGTCGTCATCATCTTAGGCGTGACAGAAATTCCAGTAGCTGCGACCTTTATGCCCGCCGTGAGGGGAGCTAATGCTGCCGTAAGGGCTGTTGTCATTATCTTGGGTGTAATAGAAATTCCTTTAGCTGCGACCTTTATGCCCGCTGTGAGAGGGGCTAATGCTCCCGTAATAGCTTCTATCATTATATCATCAGTAATAGCAATTCCTTGAGCCGCACCCATAAGACCCTTGGAAATAGCTGTCGCTCCCGCAGACACCTCTGTTATTAGTATTTCAGCAGAAGATGTAGAGGCTACTGTAAGAGCTTCACCAGCCTGTAGCAACTGTGCAATAAACTTCCCTATTTGTTCGCGAAGCTGCTGGAAACCTCTAGATACGTTTTCTACGCCGGGAATAGTCCCCATAGACGCGCCTCCATCAGCTCCTCCGGGCATCACTCCATAATTGTTTCGAGTACTGCCAACAATACCACCAGCGGCATATCCCTTAACGGTACCACCATCGGCATATCCATTAACGCCGTTAGACTGATTCATTCTGTGAAGGTTGGAGTAACCTATATTCTGGGCGGCGCTCTTCTTTACGACATATTCACCGGGCGTAAGCATTGCGGGAACAGTATCACTCTTGCCACCCTTGGCGTAATACCCTATTTTACCACCAAACGCCGCCTTTAAACCTGAGCCCGGTTTTGGCATACCCGGACCTTTGGGCTTCGGTTTGGGACCTATAAACGTAGGGTCGTTCATATGGGCTGCCTGAACTTCTTTTCCGTGCTTCATCGCTCGCAAGACCTCGCCTATATTCAACAGTCCTAACTGGTTTGAAACCTTTTGTTTTATTAGTTCCGGTTGAGTTTTTTCAAAACTTTTCTTGGCGTCTATATATTTTAACTCGGTCATATTGTCGTAGTATTTACCCAGAGATCCCATCCCGTTAATAAAGTCGAAGGGTCTTGCAGGGTCAGCACCATCCTCAAAAGGTGCTCCGCCTAAATTGTCAAGAACTTGTTCAAAAAGATTACCTACAGCCCCTTGGTTTATAGTGTTTATGAAGTTTGTCGCGGCTGAAGTTCCTTTTATCGTAGTAGCTGCTAGAGATGCTCCACTTGCGTTCATTTGCTCAGCAACATCGCCCGCAGCTATGTCGGCGGCCTCAATAAGCCCGTTGTCTAAGCTGCTTTCCATTACAGCTTTTAGTTCTTGAGTCGGCCCAGATCTTTCTATGGCTTTAGGTCCAGCTATCAGCCGAGCTAATATTTGTCTAGATTTACCCTTTTGCTTAGGGGCAAACTCCGCATCATAAGCATCCAGTTTCGACACTAATTTCCCATCGGTAAACTGTCCTGTGCTAGCTGCGTCCAAATTAACCTGAGTACCCGCCTGTGCTCCTGACCTATTTAATACTGCCATACCAAAATTTTGAGGACCTTTAGCCGCACCCGTAACTCGTCCGAATGCATCCGTCGCACCAGCAGCAGCAAATGGGCTCGCAGCGCCAGCGGCTGCGGGGGCGTTTTGACCATAATTATTTCGTCTCGCAGTAACAGTACCGCCCGCAGCATAACCATTATTCATATTCGCCATATTGTTCGAGCCAATTTTCTTGACAGCAGACTTACGCATAACGAACTCGCCCGGAGTGAGTACTGCTGGAACTGTATCTCTATTCCCTTTGCCGGGAACCATACCACCACCAGCAAAGCCTTGTATTTTACCGCCTTCGTGTTTTCCAACACCTGCAAACTTACCAAAGGCAGGTAGTGCAATTTGACCCATCTTAAATGCCGCTAGCGCTGTAAGCATAGGAAGTAGCGGCTCAAGCGAATCAACAACCTTAAGGATGGATTCTGCCAACTTAATTGCTGTCGTAGCTAGAGTTTGAAATGTCTCACTACTAGCTAGACTACGGACAGTAGCGTCAAACTTTTCTTTTAGCTGAGCGAATTGATTTCCAAGACCCTGTTGAGCAATCCCTGCGTCTCTAGCTGTAGACCCTAGTGAATTATTTGCTACTGCCAAAGCTGCTGTAGATGTAGAGTATTGTTTAATAAGAGGGATAACCTTACCAATTTGCCTAAAACCACCAAGCTGTTCTACAATCTCATTAAATCTAAAGTCTCTCGGATCAAGAGCTGATAGCCCGGCAGAGAGTCTTGCTACGGCTTCCATCGGCCCAACAAACTTACCTTCAGTGTCCTGAAGAACAATGCCCAACTCTTTAAGACTATCAATAGTCTCAGATCTTTGAATACGAGTAAAGATAGTTCTAAAACCAGTAGCGATAGTATCAGCGGTTTCACGAGTAGTCGCACGAACAGATGTAAACAAAGCGATCAATTCATTTAGCTTACCACCAGCAGCCTCAAATACACCACCAGTCCTTCTAACCACAGAGATAAGATCTGAAGACTCAACAGCGAAACTCTTAGAAACTGAGTTAATGGAGTCCATAGCCTTCTCTAAGAACTGAACCTCTCCTCCTGCCGCCCGAACTTCTGATCTAAACTGACTAAGGATAGCTACCGCACCTTCTGTGGTATCTTTAATATTATCAAAAGTAGCAGCTAAATCAGTCTGAGCTAAAATCTTTAAAGCCCCAGTTACCTTATCGGCAGCAAAACCTGCTTGAGATAAGGTTCTCGCGACGTTTAATAATTCTTCAGAGGATACGCCTAACGTGGTAGATAGTCTTGTTACTTCACTACTGAGGTCGCTAAGTCCTCGTACTGATTTACCAGTAACCTGAGAAATTTTCAGCATTTCTTTTTCAAACTCAATAGCTCTACCAACAGAAGCACCAACAGCTCTAGTCAAGGCTAAGAAGAAACCTGTAGCCAAAGTAATAGATGCGAACCTTCTCGCTGCCGCCCCTAATGCTGTACCCAAATTACCTGCTGATCCAGCAGCAGTATTTAAATTTTTAGAAGTAACCTTTGCGCTTACTCCAACATTCTGAATAGCCTGATTTGCTTGGTTAAGAGATTTAGCATTAACCACAGGGTTAACATTCATCTGTACACCCTGAAGTTGCTTATTAACTAAGTTAACTATCTGGGCGGTGTTTGTCGGAGCTTGCAACTGCAACTGCGCCGTTAATACAAATTTTGACATATTCTCTTTCCGATATGTTAATATTAAAAAAGGGGTAGCTCAAAATACAATTTATGTATCGCTTGCTACCCCTTTAAGACTGTCCATACCTATATACACAAAATTATGCAACTTCTTCAGTCTTTTTTGGTCTACCTCGCTTTTTTGTTGAGGTTTCTTCCCCCTCGGCGGTCTCTGCTACTTCTTCAGCAGTTTCAGCCTCTTCCTCAGCTTTTTCTACATCTTCTGCGCTAATAGGCACAGGGATAGCTTTACCAGAATCATCTAAAAATGGCGAGAAATCGTTAACAAGAGGCTCACCTTCTTTATCAATTTCAATTCCGTCTTTATTGACGTAATATCTATCTTCGCCATCCTGTTCTTGATAACCCTCTTCTGTCCGGTAAGCCACAAATCGCATACCTTCTGTTTCGATCAAGTGCTCTTTGCCCGTTTCTTGATCTAGGAAGATTGCATGCCCATCAGCATTAATCATCTGGTTTTCTTCATTAGCAAAGTTATAATTCTTGAGGAATTTGTTTTCTTCAAGAGTATTATCATAGTTAGGATCTAGCTCATAGATTAAAGAGGCTAACTCACCGGCGGCTTCAATAGCCCAAGGCTGATCGCCCTTCTTATCGTATGCCTTCAAATCTTCAAACATTGGAGTAAACTTATCCTCGCCCAAAACACAAAGAGTTACCAGAGCGTTAAAGCGAGAATTGTCAGATTGACCCTCAACGGTATTAGAGTCCAACAGGGTTCTCTCCGAGATTAAGGTTCTAAACTTTGCGCGAGTCTTCTTCAAACCAAGAGCGATCTCTTTAGCTTCCTCAAGTGGGATGCCACCCTTTTTGAGTTTGCTTTCTTGCCTTCCTACTTCAGTTAAGAGTTTCTTTTCTTCGGAATCTTTGTTATCATCCCAAAGCCCTTGAGACCTCATGTACTCACCAAGCTTTTTCTTAAGAATAGCACCGCCCTCTAAAGCTTCACGAAAAGCCTTATTGTACTCAATCTGCGAGTACTTATACTCTGCCGTGGTTGGTCTCTTAACCCAAACGGTAACATCGTTATCGTTATCGTCTTTTGAGTTAACCTCTACAAATTTCTTATCCTTTTTATCGGCCATCTTCTTCTCCTTTTTCTATTACTGGTAAAATAACTGTGTGTCTGTTCCAAGAAATGTCGTACTGTGTCATTTCCGCCTGTAGGTTTCTCATTTGGGTATTTCCCCGATCTAGAATTTGTGACCGAGCATCTTCAAAAATAGCTTTAAGCTGAACTTGCTCGTTAGTTAATTCTTCATCGGACTCCCACAAAAAACCAAAGCTTTTCTCTATTGTATCCAAAGCACCGATCATAGTTGTCTGTATTTTTTTCTTAGCTATTGTATACAGTCTATCCTTCGATAACTCCTTATACTTTTCCTGCCTCTTGCCTTTTAGGTCAAGAGACTGCTTCAGTAAAGCGTTGTAATCATCCATTTTCCATTCTTTTATCTCCCTTTTTTAAGTGACTGACTAAACTGTTGTTGTCTTTGTATTCCTATGTCTTGTTTAACATCTGCAAGCTCTTTGAAATTCATCATATCTTCTTTTCCCTCTATCTGAGCTTGTCTCTGTTTTACTGTATTTCTAGCTAGCCCATCATTGAGATCGTATATCTCTTGGGCGTCCTTATTGTCTTGAGCCATAACAAATACTTCTCCGGAGTTCTTAATCTTATCGTTAGATATCATTCCGTCAACTTGGTTTTGTTTCTTCTGCGTGTCTTGTTTTTTCTTCTGGCTTATGAACCACCCATCAAGACATGTATCATCCTCTATTATTTCATCTATAGGAGCTTCTGGGCTTTCCGACACGTTATCATACATTCTAGCATACATACAAAGCCTAGCCTGCTCTTGAGTAATTCTAGAAAAGGGCACTCCAAATATCTCTGTCCCCTTACCTGCACCCCACATCCCTCGCCAAGCATCACACCTAGCGACAGATCTATACATCTCCTGAGAAATAGCATTAGACGCTCTATAATTAGTGGCACTGGGGATAGAAGCTTCTTTCCAGTCATAGAGGGATCCGTCAGGAAATTTCGTTGTTTTACTAATAAGCCATTGATTTCTAGTTAGCTCTGCACATCCTGCACATGTTATATGATCTAGAGAATTCTTTTTTAGATATAATGTTTGCCATTTTTTCTCTAGACGAAATACTTCCCTCTTAATAACGCCGAGTTTCTTCTTGTGTATAAACTCCTTAAAAGCTTCTAGCTTTTTGTCTTCAATCTCCTTCTGGACTTTTTCTGCCTCTTTATCATCTAGAGGGCTCCAGTAGTTGTTTTCTAAGAGTAGAGGGAGAACTTCTTCCTTAACATAGACACCCCTCCAATAGGCTTGATCGTAAGTCTCATCATAGATATCATAAGACTCATAGATTAGCTCTGGGGTTGGTTCATGTATATATAGAACAAGGCCGTCTCGCACCTTGTAGCGCAAGCGACCTTGTATAATTCTATATAAAGCTTTTTCGATATCTATATGTGACATCTAAACCTTTCCTTGATCCTATTCCAATATCTCTTTTCCGCTTGCCGCCAGCGCACGTCCCGAATTGTGTGCTGGCGACTATCGCGAATCATGTACTACCAGTAAGTTCCACCGCCATCGATGTCAAACTTATTGAATGTCGAATAAGAATAAGTAACCGTTGCGTTTCCACCACCAGTGTCGCCACCAGAATAAGAAACTGAAGATAACTTGTTCTTAGCACCCAAGTTGATAACTGTACCAGCATCATCTTTAAGGGTGATCTGCTCGCCCGTAGCGTGAAGGTTTGGAGCGCTTCCAGAAACGTTAACCATGTCACCACTAGTTGCTGTTACTTCGAACTCACTAGTAACTTCAACTGGGAAACCTGCGTATCTGTGATAAGGCCCAAATTTACCGAGTTCCATGATGCTTTCACGACCGAAGTCAGTACTTGCGCTCATGCTCACGATATGCTTACCGCCACTTCTGCCGGTATTTGTTTCAGCTTGAGACAAAACAGCGACAGGAACAACACAGCTTGAAATATCGACATCTGATCGTCTTACGAGACCAGACGGTGGAGTGTCAGTACCATCAAAACCACTTGCCGGAGAACCGAAACTGGTTCTAGGGTTTGGCACAACGCCAGCAGTATTGTCTGCCCAGAACTTATCATTCCCAACGAAGGAAACAGACTCTGTAGCATTACCATCAGAGGGATAAGTATAAGAAACAGAACTAACGTACATACCAGAACACATTACAACCTGTAGTGGTGCATCACCAGCGGTTGTAGAATCTGCGTCTGTAAAGATACCTAAGTAGATATCGGCTCTACCTTTACCTGCTGCAACCATATCAGTCTTGATACTATTACCACAAGCAGCTCCATAAAGAAGCTTACCTCCATCGATAACTTTTTCAATTGTAACTTCGATATCGGCAATTTCTTCCGAGTTCTCGTAAATTTCAATTTGACCCAATTCGAAGGCTTGATCAAGAGTAAAATTACTCGTGATACCAACTGATTGGACACCTTTCATCATCGCGGCATTTGCACCCAATCCTGCTGCGGGTGTATGACCCGTTTTACAGATTGCGACCGCTTGACATGCATAGAAAATTCTATTATTAAATGCCATTATTGTCTCCTTGTTAACATATATGTGTAACTATCCACCTCTGGCTTGGTTATAAATATATACACAAAAAACATAAAAAGTAGGCTAGATTGCCTTAACTTGAGTAGAACATCGAACTGTTCCCATGTATAGTTCTGGAGATAGCTCCGTTACAGACTGAGCTCTTGTCTCGCTTATAAAGCATTTTCTATACCTAAAATTATAAGACGGATCGCTTGTGTTTGGCGCATCATCTACCAATTGAGGATAAAGACCGCTAGGTAAAGCATGCTCATTAAGCTCTCCCCTATAGTTAAAAGGGTATACTCCAGATATAGCTATCTTATTTGTGTCAAACAACCAGATATTCCTATCGTTTTGATAGGCTATTTGATCCATCAGATTATTACACTCCCAATGAGTTTCTGTAATAACATAGAAAACTATGTCTGAATTTATTAACTGTCCACCACCTAGCTGATAACCCTGTAGTGATTTTGTGGGATCTACCTCTACTGCAACAGTAGGTAGTTGAACTCTAGTTTGACCTAGCTGTGCCCAATCTCCAGACCCAAACTGTGTAAACGTCCCGTTGTCAGACCTGAAGGATCCTTGCTGAATTTGCCTAAACCAAGGCACACCTTCTGCTGGAATAACATTAACCCATTTATGGGAATATTCTAGTTTAACTTCAGCACTAGTAGAAATAGCAGTATCAAAAACAACTCTACCGTCTGGATAATTTATATGGTAAGGCTGTTCTACATTGCCAGTAGCTCTAAATGTACCTCCGACAAAGACTCCGGAAATCCTTATTGGTTGCTCTGAGTTTAAAACACCTGTTTCCCAAACCCAATTAGAGCGATAGGCTTCCCACGCTTGACCGTCTGTATAGTTCGGGTCATCAATAGCGCGGAGCTTATGTCTGTCTCCGCCATAGATACCAGACTGTGGAATTTCTATATTGTAGAATGCTCCCACATCAGTAAAACCCCAATCATAAAAAGATATGAAGTTTTCGAGAAGAGTGTTTGAGAGATTAGCGTCTTGAGTATTTGCAACCGCGTTTAGATGTTTATATTGTTCGTTCTCTGCCATTATATACTCCTCTCTATAACCTTAGCTATTTGTCCCACATGGCTCTCTAGCGCTTTAGTAATAAAGTTACTTCCCGCAGTTCCAGAGAAGCTAGTCTTAACCTTAAAAGGTCTAGCTTTCGATGTCATGTGTCCCTGACCACTTCTACCAGAGCTACCATACTCAACTCCGAAATCAGCAATAATAACCGCATCTCCTAAAGTAAGTAACCAGTCTAACCAAGGTAGACGAGTTCCCTTTTCTGTAATAGTCTCTCCCGCTGGTAGGGATAATAAATTAGCAAAGTTAGTAGGCTGTATATATACAAAGATACCTCCGGAAATCTTTTTACCGGAACTTGAAAATCTTCTCATTTCAATGCTTGTAGATCCTGCGACAGATGCAACAATCGCACTTGTTACGTCTTTACCTTTAGGGACACCAAAGTCAGCCCTAAGAGTGCCCGAGTTTAGTTCTGATATTACAGGGCTTGACTCTATTGCAGACGAGACAATCCTTCTTATTGGCGATATCATTTTACCTATAGAGCTCTTAAAAGTATAATTAATCTCTTTAACAAGAGCCTTTGTTATCTCTTTCTCTATTTGAGCGGTAGTCTGTGTTAACCTAAAGCTGGAGACCATTATTATCCATTCCTTGTCCAAAAAGTAACAGCGTACTTCTCTGGGTTTTGCTTGAACCCTTGAGGATAAGCGGCGCTAGCCTTAGTAAACTTCATCGTGTGATAATTACTTATATCTCCATAAGACTTAGGTATTAGATATTTAGCCATATCTAGCTTTGGTAAGTCTGTCATCTTTGATATTATTTGTATTGAGTTCTCTGGTAGGTTTATAGCTATACCAACATCTTTCCATTGGCGAGGCTCCCAGTATATTCTAATATTGATATCCTCTTCAACTTCAATAGCTTTGTACCCTCTACCATCACAGTAAGGACACGGCATACCTCTACTAAAAGGATAAGGACCACCATCTCTATATACACTAACAGATCGTGTACGAGTACCCATAGTATCCAAATAACAGTTAGGACACTGCTCTCTCTTTTCTGGATATACCAACGTGGCGACTCTCTCAAAAAGAGTAACCGCCTCATTGTAGACGTTAAAAACGCCCGTAGGAATTACTATGGGCATATTTTATACCGTTATAAAGAATACTTTTGAACTAGTTCCACTTGGGGCTCTGACATACACTGTGCTAGGGTCTATGACCGGAATCACAATACTTTCTCCGGCAGCTAATGGAAATCCATCAGTTCCGTCTGCTGCATCCGCAGTAACTGTAGAGATACCCACATAAACCTTAACCGCATTAGTAGAGTCGGCTATGACTTGAACACCACGCGATACATGACTAGTCGTTGTTAGTTGCAGAGCAGTTGTGCCGATACTGCTTTTTCTGCCAGTTAAAAAATTTGGTACGGCTGCCATATTAGTTCTCCCTATGCGCTATAAGTGTTATAATCATCAAACCTGTCTTTGAGGCGTGAATATATTATGTCTATTGGTTCGTCAATTAAAGATGCTGATTTTCCAGCAGAAACAGAGTGATTGGAATCAATCTTATTAGCAGCAGTTAAGCCTTTAGCTCCTGCAACACCAACAATTCCGTCTCCACCATTTGGTTGAGAATCTCCTGTTTTAACTTTTTGTGCTACGTCTACAGCCATTGTTTATCTCCTTTTATTAGTTTCCAAATATAGAGCCTGATCGGGCATCATATCCGTTGTTAAATCCAGCGCTTCCGGGACTATAAGGACCGAGAATTGCTTGACCATGTATACTATTAGTTGTTTTGTAGGTCTGCATTAATTCTTCAAACTTTGCAGAGAGATCTTGATATAAACCATTGAGAGCTGTCGCAACACCTCTAAGATCAATAGCAGAAGGACCATCTCTTAAGGATAGCGAATTTGACGACTCTGTCTTTACTTCACTGCCTAGAATAATACACGCAGCCTGATAAGCTGTAAGCACAGTAAAGTCTGTGTCTTTGTTGTCTACTGGATCTGGGGTAATTTCTTTTGTCGCGATATCTACTACATAAGTATAACTAAAATCAGCTTGATCATATACCTTATAGGCAGCTACAGCTATAATCTGCTCTAGTCTAGAATCGGCATATTTGGAACTATCTAAGTCACCAATCAACGTTCTGACAAAAAGAACTAAATCTGTTGTCCAAGCCATTATAATTTCCTTTCTGAATAAAGTTAATACTATCTAACTATACACAAAATGTTCTATAAATAATATTAAAAATTAAAGTGGGTAGAAAAAGCCTCGAAGCCCTCTGTACCATGAAATAGATGAAACCTTGTATTCGGCTTTATCTTTTTGCCAGTCGTTGCAATAGGTAGTTCGAATTCATGAGCCCCTAGATCCCATGTAACTCCGGCAGAATCTCTATTGTTGCCGTTAATATCTATTTCTACGTCAGTGGGTGCTATTCCTAGATCTACAGCAGTCCCTATAAAGTTACAGCCTGTCTTTAGATGTAAATCAGGATCACTGGTAGACGCATCAATAAAGGCATTAGCGTATGTATCTGTTGTAACATTGCTTACTCCGGTTATAGCTCCAACCGCGCCCCAATAATCTAAAACAGCACTAGCATTCTTGAGGTTCCAGTAGTTATTATCGTATCTTAATATAATTATATTCTTAGCTACAGAACCCTCGTTATTTAGAGTGTCGTAAAATATATACCCAGAATTACTGGAATTATCCCCCACATTATTATAATAATATGTATTGTTGTATACATAAGATGCTACAGAATTAGAAGAATGGTGAACAAAAAGATCTGCGCTTGATCCGCTAGTATTGTTGAAAATAAAGTTATTAGTGAAATTTGTTGCGCTAAGATTTCTAATTACGTAAACATCTGTAGAAACATCGGACGTACTTCCGAAGTTATGAACTAAGCAGTTCTGAAGATAAACATCAGAAAGCCCCGTGTTAAACTTCACTCCATATGCGCCGTTATCATTTCCGTTTATATCTAACCAAGATATAACTGTATTGCTTTCGTTTACATTAATAGCATAAGAAGTTGGGCCCGACGGCTTAATAGTGGCGCCCGACCCAATTGTCCCATCATGTCTAGTAGATGGATCAGCAGTTAAGGTTATCTTCGAAAGGTCAAACACTCCATTAATAGATACATTCTCACTAAATTCACTATCGTCATAACAATCACCTTCTGCTGTGTCTTGCGATGCATAAATACTAGTATCGGATAAATCAGACTCCCACGCAGATATAGTACTGTAGTCACGCCCTACTGCTGTGCCTATTGTTTTTGCTACGTTGGCCATGTCTTATTCCCTTATACTAAATTCTTATAAACCATGAAAGTATGGATATCACTAGAGTAGGTGGTAGCTCCAATCACGAGTTTTCCCTGAAGCTTCCAAGTTCCCGGGGAAGATAAGTCTCCAGAGACTGTTACATATTTAGCTTTTCCGTCAGTACCAGTATTAACAAGAACTCCGGTTTTCGATAGAGTTACATCGTCAGGCCCCTGAAGTATTATAGTGATAGTAGCAGAACTAATATTAACAACAGAACCATCGTCTTTGAAGGTTAGTTGGAACGTAGTCCCTATATCGTTAACATGTATTTCGTTAGATGCCATAGTTACCCCTCAAATATTCTTAATGTTTCTATGCTAGCGTCCACATTTTTTGCTGTATTAATAGACGCAATCTTGCCTATATCCGTATTGATATACACAATAAACTCTTCGACATCTGGGAATTGACTTATTTTTCCAACAACTGAAACACTAGCGCTAGTAAGCAATGAAACAGCACCCTCTACGTCGGTAGACACTATCCCGGCAGCAGATATGGTTACACTAGTGTTCATGCTAGTAGATGCAAACCTTTTGACAGTTCCCGATGTTACAGTGGAAATTGAACCCAATATAGAAACAACCCCAGCCTTCTTAGTCATTGCTTCTGCTTTGGTGACTGAAATTGTTGCCGCCATAGATGCCGCAGCATTATTCCTAGCCTTAGCAGTAACGGACACCGAGACCGAACCAGAGATAGATGCAGCTGCGCGTATGGGGACTTGCCCGGAGGCGGAAACTGAGATGGAAGCTGAAACAGATGCCGCTGCGTGTTTCTTGACTTCCGAAGCGACGGAAACCGCAATAGACCCCGAAACAGAGGTAGCTGCGTTTTTCTCAATTAGTGCAGCAGCGGAAACTGCTATAGATGCCGCAATAGATGTCGCTGCGGTTTTTAGTGGCGTTCCCTCAGCAGAAATCGCGATAGAGCCTGAGATAGATGTAGCTGCTTTTTTCCCGATTACCCCAGCAACCGAAGTCGCGACAGAGCCTGAAATAGATGTGGCCGCATTCTTCTTGATTAGCCCAGCGGCTGAAACTGCTATAGATCCTGAAATAGATGTCGCCGCGTTTTTCTTAATTAGCCCAGCAGCGGAAACCGCTATAGAGGCTGAAATAGATGTTGATCCAGTTACCGACCCGCTTGCGCTAACGGAGATTGAGACAGAACCTGAAACAGATGCAGCAGCGCTTTTCTTAACTAACCCAGCAGCAGCAACAGCGATAGAAGCTGAAACAGATGTAGCTGCACCCTTCTTAATCAGCCCAGCAGCAGAAACCGCGACTGATGCCGAAATACTAACAGCTCCTGAAACAGTTGTTATACTACCTGTTGGCTCAGATGAGAAAGGTACGGATGAAAATGGGGTTGCTGAAAAACTCATTTATAACCCCTTTTTTACATAGTTAAGATATTACCAACTGCTTAATATTATATACACAATGTTTATGGATCTAAAAACAATATAAAATCTTTCTGGTTATTATTATAAAATTGCATGACCCTCAGGTCTAACACGAGAAGCATCAACTATTGAATGTGATAATAGATCTTCGTTATCTTGTAATAGTTTTAAAAACTCATCATATTTTGGATGATTGACATTTGCTAGACTCTTCTCCTTAAAAGTAGCTATTCCACCTCTCATGTCGGGCCAATCTCTTAACATTGTAAGATTAACTCTTGTAGAATTATGCTCTATGGCTCTTTCAATAAACAAGGGGATATCCGTAAAATTATCTGATTCGACTACCATATTTAATATAAAATCTTTACCTAGCTTAGATATAAACTTCATAGCTTTGTCCATATCCTCAAACTTTCCTCCCAGTCTGGTCTTTTCATATATATCCTTACTGGCAGCATCAACACTCATTTTGATTCTGGTTATATTGTTATGAATGTGAGAAAGGGAATCCCAGTACTTAGGAATCAATAATCCATTAGTAAATAATTCAATATCGAGATTATCGTATTTTTTAATATCAAAGGTTTGTAATATTTTAAGCCAAGCAGGACTTGCTAAAGGATCTCCAGACCCTATGGCAGAAATAAACTTTATGCTATCATGAAAGGTATCTAGCACATTCTTTGTCTGTCTAAAGATTTCATCTTGACGCTTCTCAATTATAGGTCTAGACCTACAAGACCAGCAGTGCAAATTGCAAGTCATATCATTTGCAAAAACAATTACAGATGGGCCTCTTGTCATTACCGGAGTCATATAGCTCTGTATTGGAGGATCTACCCTCCCAGCAATAGGCATGGCGCTATTCTCCAGTAGAGGTAGAACGCAGTTCTTACAGAAGGAATCGTCTTGATTGAGCCACGCACTTCTTAATTTTTGGAATCTTTCATGATTCCATACTTTCCACAAATTTTCGTACTTCCCCTCTATTGTTACTTCTGAAGAGTCTGTAAACCAGCTAGGGCAGCAAGTTATATAGCTTGCCGGATGGACATGCAGGGTATTAAACGGATTTTCACAGAACTTCATTTAATAAACCTCTTACCTAGATTTTCCGAAATAGAATCGGAGAATACAAAGTCTTTCCAAAGGCATCCAATCGGCTCTAGCCACTCCTTGAACATAGCTATATTCTTATGGTAGTTTATGGGCAGTAATGTTGTTTTAGTTTTCATAGCTAGGGAACATATTGCCAGATGTAATCTGTCTGTTGTAATCCCCTTAAACCCGTCTGTAAGGTTCCAATAATCTTCCGGAGTATGACAAAACATGACAGGGTCTACCTTTAGCTGAACCCTTACGTGGTGATGTACAGATCCTCCGTTTCTTCTGAGGAAAATTTCAGATCCGCTTTTATTCATCTTTGGTTCGGGAAAGTTAAACCCTAAAGCTAAATCTGGAGCTATTTCTCCACCACCGATTATGTCCCGGCTAATAGACTCCCTAAAAAACATCTTCTCGCACTTAAGGTCTTCCTGCCTTATTACGCTCTGAGGCAAAAGCCAACACGGTATGCCCGACTCAAACGCCTTTATTCTTATAGCGGCAGCTGGTGGGAATCCAATGTTTCCACCCCCAAAGAGTAATAGCTTGTCACACTTCGGTATTGGATCTTCCGCTAGGGCGTTAACCGTAAAGTGTTCTATATTAAACTCTTTACATAATTGTCTCGCAGCCAAATATAATAACTGATCACCCATGTTTCCTATACCATCTACTATACCTACAGTCAGCCCGGAAAGCGGTTCAAAAATTGGTTCAAATAGAGATAGATCAATAAGTCTCATTTTATTTACTCGAATTTAATCTTGGGAGAGAGCATTGAGGTATATCGCACTTATCACATATGTCATGCCATTGGTTGTTTATTTCAGAGAAGTCATAAACTTCTACCCCCAAATCCTCCGCGCTGTTTCCTTTGGTGTACCATTCAGTTGTATGACTCATGAAGACCTTCCAGTAATTTTTGTCCTCATTCTTGAGAACTTTACTCCAAGCCTCCGGGCATGTGGGATCTTCGTGAACCTTGTTGTATACGTCTCTTTCTATTAATCTAGTTACGCTTTGCACTCTATCCCCCATCGAGCGATGAATAGCAAACTTGTATATATCATCCCACTCATCTATGATTTCTTTCAGCGCGACTGCTCTTGCGTGACGCTTCATGCCTTGCCAGTTTTTTATATCTCCACCCGTTCCGAGTATTATGTCGATCCCCTTCCCTGCACAGACTCCAGCTATTGCGCCTGTGACAGAATTTCCTGCGGCTCTAGGTATGTGAATAAAAACAGCTCTTTGTGGTAAATATATCATACTTTATTCCTCCGGGCAAATTACAAACTTACCGCTTTCCCTTCTTATTATGACGGCTTCGGGCAACTCGCTTTCTACGAAAAAGTGAGCACTAGATCTTTTGAAGTGATCAGCTTTGAAATTGGCCGCTTCCTGTATATGATTTTTATCCCGAATTTCCTCTTTTTCTGTTGGATACATTTCTAGAGAACCATATCTTATTCCGTGCCTCTCTAGCCACTCCTCTGTTATGTCTCGATATTTTTCAAGTCTTGCCGTAACTATTCCACGACAACGGGTTTTGGGTATCCTGTGATAGAATGGCTCAACATTCTTTATATATTCTATATAATCTTCTTCATTTATGCATTTGCTATATGGAACATTTGGACAGAGTATTCCATCAAAATCTAAGAGAGCACTTTCTATGTACACGCAATTAAATAGGTTCCATTCGAGTATATGGGGAGGCATGAGTGATTTTGCAAAAAAGTCTACCTTGTCTAGCGCGTCGGGATGAGCATAAACGGTAGCATAAATCGCATCCTCTTTTATTTTCTCTCTTATGTCTGCAATTGCCGTACCTGCGTAGACTGTATCATCAACAATTAAAACCTTACCTCCAGAACCCTCATAGTCTCTCATCCTTATCCCACCAAATCCTGAGCAGGCCGACATGATCTCAAGCTCATAGGAAGACTTATTCATTGTATAGAGTGGCAAATTTAACCATAAGGCAATCATACTAGCTGGAAACATTCCCGACCTTGGTATTCCGAGCACGCCTTTTAAGTTTAGATGGCCCATTTGAGGTAATAGAAGGTCTCTACAGTCTTCAACAAGTTGTGAGGTTTTTATATATTCAGTACCAAGAAATTTTTCGTTTCTACTGTGTTTTTTATCGCAATCTATCTTGTATTGCGCTCTTTCTCCCGGAGTGGCGTTTTGGCACCATTGCCAATTTGGCGGGCTATAAGTCATTTCCTGTCTGAAAAACTCACAAAATCCCGACTGTGCACATTGACATTTTTCCATACTTTTCTCCTAAATCCTTAACTTAATCAACAAACATTAAAAATGCTGACCCCAAATCTCTATAGAAAGTATGCGGAGCTTTGTTTGGAGATCCTGAACTACCCGTGCCGGAAGGGAGGTCGCACGGGGAATCGTCACCGTCACCATTTGAGTCAGTTATATACTTTATCGTTAACGTGTCTGCATCTGTTATACCTGTAACGAGATAAGTATAGGTTGAAATGTCAGTTCCGCCTCCTCCGTGGGCACCTCCTCCGGGTTCCATTTTGTAGACAGTAACATGATCTCCAACCTGAGCATTAGCCACGGAAGACCCATAGTTTGCCGTATAGGTTGGGCCAGAGCCAGAACAGCTACTTAAAGCAACACTAGAATATATTGTAATAGTATTTCTTGCCATTAGTCTGGTAAATCCTGACCTATAATAAATCCATCAAAAGTGGTTCCAGCGTCATTCGTGCAGAGGAATCCATAAACATCTGTATGGGCTGTTGCGGTAGACATGGTTGGGGTTATATTTCCAGCCCACCTAACCGTTGCTGCTGTATTGCTAGCGTCAGAATCAACATCAGCCCAAGAGACCGTGTTTGCAGAGGATGCATGTTGCGTAAGTCTAATGATAAACCTTTGCCCTCTTTTTGCATTAGCAAATATTATCTTGTTTACAGTGCCGACACTACTATTGGAAGGTAAAGATTGATTTTGATAATTACCAGTACTTAAATCAAAAGTAAGAGTTCTTGCGGAAGACGCTGTGGGTGTATCGTTAGCCGGGACAGCTTCTTGAACATATGAACCACCAACTAAATTTAATCTATCTTCGCTCTCGTCCCACTCTAAGTAAGAACCAGAAGTAGCTCCAAACAATTTAACGTCATGTCCTGTGTCATTAACTCCTACGGTAAGGGTGCCAGCTAGCGTTAATCCTCCACTAACCAAGGTCATTAAATCCCCATCGCTCGTATGGCCAATCGTAGTGCCGTCGATAATAATGTTATCAACCGTTAAGGCAGTAAGAGTTCCTACCGATGTAATCGCTGATTGGGCAGCTTGTGTGACAGTAAGAGCAGTACCGCTTGCGTTACCTGTAACGTTGCCCGTAAGAGGCCCAGCGAATCCAGTTGCAGTCAAAACCCCGGTACTGGAATTGAAAGTTAGGTTACTACCTGACTTCGGCCCCAAATTGCCAGTTGCAGCAGTAACGAACAATGGAAAACATGTTGTGTCGGTAGATTCGTCAGCCACAGTTATCGCCGTAGGTATGCCACCAGTAGCAGCCTCCCAAGCGGGCGCTGATCCAGCACCTGTAGCAGTTAATACGTGACCATCGGTACTCGCAGCCAATCTGGTAAGCACGCCGCTAGCATTACGATAATAAATATCTCCCTCTGCATCACTGCCCATTGTAACGGTAACACCGGCCAATACAGTCCCAGTCGATAACGTCCCAGACGTAACAGTGCCAATCGTGACTAAATTTGCGGCAGATGTAATAGCTGCCTGCGTGCCACCAGTAACGGTAGCGGCAGTTCCGCTTGCATTGCCCGTAACGTTACCCGTCAAGGCACCGGCAAAGAGTGTAGACGTAAGAAGCCCGCTACTTGGGTTATATGTTAGTCCCGTATCAGTCTCAGCACCCTGAGATCCCGTCGCCCCGTCTACAAAGAGTGGATAAACGGTTTCATCGGTACTATCGTTAGCGCTGACAGTAATACTGGTTGCGTCTGTTGCCAACGTGGCGGTAGCAGCGTTACCCGTACAACTACCAGAGCTACCAGAAACTGTCGTTTGGTCGCCAGTATTGCTCCCCGAAATACTAGCGTCGGAAAGCGCTGTGCTTAACTGAGCTACGGTAAATGAACCCAGAATAGCAGCGTTGCCTGTCGATGTAATATGTCCCGTTAGATTGGCATTTGTCGTTACCGTAGCGGCGTTGCCTGTACAGCTACCAGAACTACCAGAAGCATCGCCCGTAACGTTGCCCGTAAGAGGCCCCGCGAATCCAGTTGCTGTTAAGATACCTGTATCAGAAGCGAAGGTTAGATTGGTGCCAGACTTTGGTCCCACATTACCCGTTGCCGCAGTAACGAACAAAGGAAAACACGTAGAATCAGAAGATTCGTCTGCTACAGTTACAGTGGTCGCAATAGCAGCAGTACCGGACGTGCTTTGATTAAGGGTGGGAAACGTACAGTTTGTTAGAGTTCCAGATGCTGGCGTTCCCAATACGGGCGTTACCAACGTTGGACTAGTAGCGAATACTAATAATCCGCTACCTGTCTCATCTGTAATCGCAGTAGCAAGATTTGCAGAGCTAGGCGTTCCTAAAAATGTTTCAACACCAGTACCAAAAGTAATTGTGGCTTGAGCTCCAAGGCTAGTTCTCACGGTAGCTCCACTCTCTACTACCCAGCCACCAGCACTGCCTACGATAAAATTACTATCTGAACTAGCTAGAGCAGCAATCGCAGCAAGATCGGCATCATACCCCTGCACATCGGAACCTATAGCTACCCCTAGGTTAGTTCTAGCTCCACCAGCGGTAGAAGACCCAGTTCCACCATGAGCCACGGCAACATCAGTAGCCTCCCAGTCTCCGCTAGATATTGTTCCCACTACGGTAATCTCGGGAGACAAAGCTCCGCTAGCATCTAAGTTTACGGATTTCCCAGCAGGATAAGTACAGAACACAGTATGTGTGCCAGAACTCAAAGTAATAGCACTCGTATCTCCAGAGCTATTCGCTAGGATTGTAGTTCTAGCGAGAGTAGTCCCCGACAAAGTATATGTCCCAATTCCTACTTCCCAAGCATTATTAGCGTCTTCTATAACATAATAGGTTGTATTACTATTTCCTATTACGGAAAAAGTTTGATAACCAACAACTGCCCCCGTGAGAGTTATCGTTCCCGTTCCGGTAGTTGTAGTAGTTTCTTTTACTCTATCTTTAAGTACTAAAGCCATTACCCATGCTCCCTATAAATTAAGCAAAGGTAATATCAAAATCACCCGCCGAAACGATAAACTGATCTGTATTCTCAACAAACTTGGTAGCAGTCAATGCTCCGTATAATAAAATGTTTCCAGTACTAGCCGCATCTGCTATAAAAATACCTGATACATGACCCCACTCATTGGTCGCAGCAGCAAATGTTATTGCGCTTTCATTATCGGTAAGACCGCTGGTTCCACCGGCACTCCAATATGCATCACCTCGAATACTACCAATTCTAGCATAAGAACCTCCGGATAGTTCATGAGTAAGGGTTCCAGCCTCAAGTTGAGCTGCATCAAATTTACCCACTAGTCCCACATAAACGTCTGGCTGAGCATAAGTCGTTCCTCTTAAAAGGTGGTCTATAAGCTTATTTTCTAAATGGTTTGACATTGCAGTCATGATATATACTCCTGTAATAATATGTATAAATTATAGTGTGATAATTCCTGCGACAACCTTATCTATATTTAAGTCATCTATATGAGGTCTGTCAGATACTGGCTTTCGTCCATCTATTGCTGTATCTTTATTTCTTACGTCATCAATATTAATCCCCAAAGCTTCAGACAAATCCCAGTAAGGAATCTGCCATTGTCTCTTGGCAACCATATTTTCTCCACTAACAGCTGACGACTGTCTATCACTGGCGGTGCCGCTGGAAACTTCTGTAACTATATTGTTCTTGAAGCCGGACGAATTCAGTACTAATAGATGCTTCTTCTCTATTTCTGTAAATGGCCAATTGCTATTTTCAGACTTTAAATTATCTGAATAAGCTTCTATGTCATTCCACATGGCAATTATATCTAACTCTCTCGAATCCCCATACCAAATCTCTGACCCAGAAGACCCAAACACTTTATGTCTAGGACTTTTTAGTCTTTTTGCAAGAAACGCGGTAACATCTATACTTTCTGCCCCAACAGTTTCTTCTCCTAGCGTCAACAGGTTTGTTTTCTTTGCTGTATTAACTCCAGTTCGCTCAAATCTATACAAAGACGCTCTCTCTAGATACTTCATAAGCAATGAATCATTAGACCTCAAACCCGTGATACCGTCAAGAGGAAAGTTATCTACATTGCATATTACTTGAGCGTTGGTTAAATGTATGCGATCATAAGAGAACGCTTGCACTATATCCCCATCTTTATATGAGGTATCTCCTTCTGTGCTATTGATCTTTATTAGCAATTCCATTCTTTACCCCTAGTTTATATTAAAGCTCATTCAAGTATATATACACAAAAACTAAAAAAAACCGCCCCATTGTTGCCAACAGGACGGTCCTTTAAACTCAGGTAAAGTACTTAAATTAGAACGAGCCAGCGAGAACTCTTCTATTATCTAGTACACCAAAGCCTAATTCAGCCCAGCCATAATACCCTTGTCGTTGATGTCGGTGAAGAGCTTCGTCTTCATAAACTTCAACTTCTTTCTTAAGAGGCATTACAAAACTATCGCTACTTGCTTGGTCAAGACCAATGATAAGTTCGACATCTGTGCTAGCCAACGAACCACCAAGATCACTCGTGAAGTAATTTTGATATTCTTGACCATCACCAAATTCGAATAAGTCGTGCAAGTTAACACCGAAGAGTCTTGTCAAAGGAGCTCCGTCATCAGCCGATTCGTAAATTTCACGTCGTGAAACTTCGTCAAGCTGATCAACACCCCAGTTGCGGATATCTTCAATAGCTTCTGGCGACAAGTACATGTCAGTAAGGCGACCGTTAGCAGTGACGCTATTACCGCCACCATTACGTCTCATGACTGTCTTCATGAGCGAAACGATACGTTTGGTGAATTGACCAACCGCAGCATCTGCATCATAAACCAAAATATTTCTGTCAACAGCAGCAGCGAGCAGTGTGTGCCAGCCGTCGTCGTTGATTTTCTTAACAAACGATGATTCCAAAACTTGCATTGCGCGAGCAACAACGTTCCAGTTAGCCTCACGAGCATATTTAAGCAAGAAGTCAATCGAGCTAGTAATGCCGTAAGTGTTAACCATTACGTAATCGCCTTCGACGCTACGTTCTGGAATACGACCGTGACCCGGATTGGTATAAGCGACATGTTCGCTTTCTGTACCCGGAGCAAGAAGATCGAGTGGGAATTCAGGGGTTGCGCCCGGTTCAAGTGGCATAGCTTCATAAATTGAAGTTACGACATCGCCGAACAAAACTCCTTTACGTAGTGGCGTTTCCAAAGCCTTTGCGATTTCTCGCTGAGCTTCGATAGCCACCGCTTTATCTGAACTACCGGATTGTTTTAGCAATGCGATGAATTCATCGGAAGGACGTTCTTTCATATTCATATTATTATTCTCCTTTTATGAGCTAAAAATTACGGTAGGTTGATTTCTACTTTGGCATACCCGTCTTGATCTATTGAACTTACAAATGTTCCAATGGAAGATCCCGCTCTGCCCGTGTCATCTGAAATACATCCGCTATTAGCGATTGTTCCATTTAACTGAACATAGGCAAGGTCGCCAGCTGCCGCAGCTGTTTGGCAACTAAGGTTGTTGGTAACAACATATCCTTTACGAAGAATGGTAACTTTACCACCCTTTTGCACTTCATCCTTATGTTGATTAATATGCTGACGAGTAAGGTCAAGATTGACCATATCGTTCAACAAAATCCCCATAGGGGCTTTCCCGGATGCTGCCGTATATGTAACCAAGGCTGCGCCTTGATCCATAGCAGAACCCGATCCGCCGGTGCTCACCGAAACAACACCACCTCTAGTAGCAGTTTCATTCATGAAAAAGCTAATGTCGGTCTGTAATTCATTTCTATCTGATTTAAGAGCCATTATCTATTTCTCCTTATAATTATTTCTTAAGATTAGCCGTTGATTTAAGTAAAGATCCAAACCAATCGCTAGCTGTCGAGCGAAGTTCAACCGCAGGGTCGTCTTCGTCAATAGCTTCAGCCATTGCAATGTTCTTTTCCACTTCTACTTCTTCGAGATCTTCAGCAGATGCTTCGGACTCGTCAATCTCTTCCTCAAGAAGTTCGTCGTCGGCCTTAGAGGCTTTCTCGTCCTTCTTGTCTTTTTTATCTTCATCTTTATCTTTATCTTTATCTTCGTCTTTCTTATCTTTGTTGAGCCAAGGTGGCATTTTTGCAACAATAAAATCGAAAGTCTCTTGATCAAGATCTTCAAACTTAGCAATAGCCTCATCCAGCGCTTCGCCTTCAAGACCTGCTTGGGTTAAAGCAATAGTTCTCTTTTCGAGAGCTGCGGCTTTTTCAATTTCGGCTACTTTAGAAATAGCTTCTTCTTTAGCGGCTTCGGCTGAAGCCAGTGATACTTCAAGTTCTTCCACTCTAGATAGAGCTTCTGTAACTTTAGACTCAAGAGAGGCAGAAGCCTCGTCTTTAGCAGAAATAGTTTCTTCGAACGTTCGCAATTGAGCTTCAATCGCTTCGGCTTTCTGAGTTTCCATTTCCTGCTTCATAGTCTCATTAGCTAGACAAGCTTCGGCCAACGCGGCTTTCACTTCATCCAGCTGTTTCTGTAAAACATCGGACATTGTAGTCTCCTTTATTGATGAAACAGTAATAAGTTTACTTTTACATTCACTAAAACTTTGACTATCATTTAAAATGATACTTCGAGGATTAGCAGGTTTAGAAACCAAGCCCTTGCCAGAGAAAGATATATTTCTTAATAATCTACCTACTTCATAACCCTCATACTCTCCTGTTCCCCCGTAGGATCGGAGATGCTTCGACAAAAATGCAGAAGCCTCTTCTCTCGCCACAACCTTGCTTTCGCCCTTAGAATTTCTTAGAGCGTAATCAAAACTTGGGAACAAACATTCCATGGATACAAACCATTGATTTCCTTCCTCAATCTCTTCTATAAGATTAGCCATACGTGCTTGAAGATCCATATCACTCCAAGACCTATAGAGCACGGCGTTTGTGATAATATTAAAGTCTTCAGGAGAACCAGCTTGACTCCAGTCAACGGCTCCATCTAAAGATTTACCACTAAAATCGACCACATAATTTCCTGTAATGTGGCCAATGATATCTTTTTCGTCGTGCATATAATTAAATTGTTTATCTTCGGGAGTTGAGCGTGCTGCCCACATCTCTTGAGGATCAAAAACATCATCGTTTTTATTCCAGCCGCTACTCACTAAAACAGAGCTTAGGTAATAAAGATCAAATTGCTTATCTTCTTTATTATCGGCGACTGTATGAGATAAGGCAATAGCCTTTTCTTCATCGGTTATCTCTAGATCGATAGGAGCACAGTATGCAATTGTGCAATTGTTCTCTACTAGATCTTGGATACCGTCTTTTATTTCTTGTGCATATGCTTTCATGTGAATCTCCTTAAGAGGTAATACACAAAAAATACAGTTTGACTATCTTTTTAACTAAAACTAGCAAAAGTGGAGGCGTAGATATATCGCATTTCATCAACACTAGGTTTCTTGTTCTGTGCTTTTGAAAAACTAGCGATAGAAGTTTCTATATCATTCTTGAAATCGCCCGACGGTTTTGTACCAGAGTCAATAATAGCTTTTATTACATCTGCATCAATATCCATGAACGGTTTAACTCCAGTCAATATGCAAAGCTTGAGATATTCTAGCTGGTCAAACTCTGACTTTGTTAGGCTTCGAGCGTTCTTCTTATTGAAGTGTGCTAGAGCCATAGGCATAACCAACTCAGAAATATCTTTCTGCGCTTCATAAGCCCATAACGTAGTAGATACGTCACCTTTACTGCGAGGTAGAACTCGCTTTTGTTTTCTCTTTTGCTTATCTCTAGCGTTTTTAGGTCTCCCTCCGTCTGGATCAGGAGTCGCGGTATTCGTGTCTTCTACTGTCGGTTTTGTAGTCTCATCAACCTCTACTTTGTTTATCTGGTCAATCTCAGATACTGGAAGACCTAAGTTCTCAAGGTAGATATCATTATCCAAAACATCTTTAGTAAGTGCGATCTTGGCTATATCTTCTTTATGCTGTGGGTTATGATACGGCCCTGCCTTCTTGGGTGAGAGCGCATCGTTAACTCTAGATCTCTCTTCTCTACGAACTCTAATTTTCTCGATAGCTGGTAGCTCTCTGAATCTTTCGAGAAGCGTTTCATGAGATATAATGTCTCTATCTGCTAGCTGGACTAGTAATTGTTTCTGTGCAGCTTCGTCTGCCAATATAATTGAGTCGAAGTGAATTTCTGCGGGGAATCTAAAGCCCATAGCTTTCTGAATGATCTTAATCTCATGCTTCCAAAAACCCTTTAAGATTTCACGACCATACTCAAGTCTTTCTACTAAAGTCTTCAGACTAACAAAGTTATTGGTATATCCACCACCTGAAGATGCTCCAGTCAGAGTGGGAGGAATTCCAAGACCTGCATATACACTCGTGAGTATTGGCTGGTATTTTTCTGAACCTAAGAACTTATATACCTGACTGTTGCTTTCTTTAAAATCAATCTCAGGACCCCAAACTAAATCCATAGTTCCACCACCAACATTACTGGCAAGAATATCCCTAAGCTTATTAATAGCCGCCTTAGTAGGTATAATCTTATGGTCTAGATCGCCAATTCTCCACAGTCTAACATTAGATATAGCTCCATCAAGAGCTGCTAGATCTGCAAGTTTCATTTTTTCTAGCATAATGATATCGTCGAGGATCGCATAAATCATTGGGTTTGCCCAAAGGTTCCAATCATCTTTTTTGTAATGGAACATTCTCACTTTGTCTTTATCTAGAGGGATTTCTCTTTCCCCCTGCGAAAACCTCTTCATCATACCGGCAGGTAGGTTCTGTTTTTTTCCGTCTCCAGACATCATCAAAGAGTTCATCGTTGTCTTTGATACCTTTAGTACATACTCGATATCTCCAGTGAACATTGACGCATTAGCATTCTTAACATCGACGGCTAGAGGGTTGAGAAAATCATACTTCCAAGGGATCTCTCTCTTAGTAAAATCTATATCTTCAATCTTCATATCTGCGGCAGCGGTGCTTCTCTTAAGTTCAGCTTCTTTTTTCTTACTTATCTTCGCAGTGCTTCTCTTTACAGTAACGTTACCACATCTATATAGATAATTTAAGAATCTCTCTGATCTATCCAGACCATCAACTTGTTCGAACCATTTTCTATAGAATCTCTCAATCGATTTGTTTGGGTGAACAAGAGTAATGCCTTGAGATGCAAAATCCCCCATCAGATCGATAACATTTCTGATAATTCCGACTTTATCGTATGCCTGCATACACATCTTTATAATCCGTTTTTGCTGTGTTGGAACAGCTTCGCCGGGACGAAAGGAAGTGTAGTCGCTCTTGTCAAAACTAGGACGAACAGACCGCGAGGACTCGATATCTAAGAATGTTCTATTGTTGTAAGCAAAGGATTTTTGTATGCCATCATAGGCGTGAACCGTATCGGAAGATGCCTCATAAGCCTTGCTGCGCTCTTGGTCATTTCCCCACGTTAAATAAAGATCATCTGCCATTGGTATTGTTCCTTAAACAATAGTATTGATAATTCGATTACTTTTAAGTATACACAGTATTAGTATATATCGCCCATATTTTCTGTAAACCATGAAGGACCTTGATACAAGGGGCCGTTGTCTTCGTCTTTATCATTCTTATGTGCCGCCTTTTCGGCAAACCCTCCGTAATGGTCATAAGTCCGTACTGTTCTCTCTACGAACATCTGTCTAGCAGACATGTTAGCCATAATTAAAGAAGAGTAACGATCTTTTCTTATTCTTCTTTTTCTACCCGCAGCTACCTTTACTTCAGGGGTATCCCATTTCTCTCTACCCAGTCCTGTTTGTGTCATTATAATCATAGATAGCTCATTCTTAAGCTCCTCGATCTCCATAACACAATCCTCTAAGGTATCATATACCCTTCCGTTTATGCCATCATCCTCAGCAGAAAGACCAAGACTCACGGAATCGAAGTCTGGAAATAAAACTAGCTTATCTTCAAAATCTTTTCTGAGACCATGATTAGCCTCTGCAAGCCAATCGTATTTTGCGAACTGGCACATTTTCAATATATGCAGTCCGGGTTCGTCATCTGTATCTTTGGGTTTGTCATAATCTATAGTTGGCCATATCTTGACCTCGCCCTCTCTAACCTTATCTTTGTCGTGCAGGGCTTCCATAACAGCTATACCTCCACCCTGAGCGTCAAGAGCTATCTCTATACAGGGAAACACCCTCATGAGGTTTCTAATCTTCCTACCGCAGTACGAATAAAAATCATCCTCATCAACAAGGTGAGACTTGAGCTTCTCTCTATGTTGACTCCTGTTTGTAGTCCAGCAGTGAACAATACGTCGGTGGGTTTCGTTTACTTCTAAAACGACAATACTAAAGTTATCAACCTCTGACGCAGGATCAACACCAAAAATGTATTGTTTCTCTGGAACCCCCTTTAGCTGTGATTCAAAACTAATGTCCTCGCCGTTTATCTTTATGCTATTCTCTAGAGAGGCGATACAGCCCTCAATTAAAGACCTTTTAAAGAACCCTTGGCTATCTGTAGTGAAACATGCTCCATACTCCATCTGGAAGATGCCAGAGTGGATTGTCGCTCTTGCTCTTGCTACCTGACCTTCATCCATAAAGCCTGCGGGAATAGTCGTTACAGGCATGCGGATCACAGAATACTCTTGCCAAGCAAAATCCTCTGGGACATCACCCCCAAAAATATCCCTAAGCTTAGCTCTATCGCCCTGACTATTTATAATATCTTTATATCTCTTCCAGTATTCAGCGAAGTGATTGAAATCATAATAAGCAGTACCCGATAAAATAATCTGGTTTGATTTAGCATCAGCTAGACCTGTCTCCTCTTCCTTGTATTCTACACCAAGCTCAGATGCTTTTTTCTGTCTGGCCTTAGCCTTAACTTTCTCGATAGGAGAGGATGCCACAGCGGCGAAACCGGCAACAACGTTTTCGAAAATCTCTCGCGGGATAGATGCAAACTCGTCTGCAATAATATCGTTCGCGCGCTGACCACGAATCTTACTTCCATCACCCAGAGGTAAACAAGTTATAGTGCTATCTCCAATATGCATAACACATCGATCAACATCTCTTCTAGGTCCGCTGTTAGAGCCGCACAGATCCCTCAGGACGGGCGCGTTCTTCCAAATGGTGTCCATATACTCAAACAAGACTTTAGACTGCCTAAATGCCGCACCGACAACGATAATCTTTCGCGTCGGCATGAACAAAGCTCTTAGCAAGGTGTACAAAGAGAGTAAAAAAGATTTACCCATACCTCTACTACCTATCAACATAGGGAACTTTTTATTCCACACCTCTTGAAGTATGAGCGATTGAAAAGGAGATAGCTCAATATTGAGAACGTACTTAGAAACAAAAGAGAAGTATTCCGGTCTCATCATGAGCCATGCTGTTCTCTCTAACATCTTTTCTGGATCTTTATCGTGATAAAGAAAATCCATAGGATTGAATAAATTTTCTTCCTCTAGATCTACACCTAACCACGCATCTTCTATAGTCTTTGTTATATTTTTATCACTCATAATCTCTTTAGGATAGCCTCAATAGAATTGTTCTGATTTTTACCAATTATAACATCAGCGAATCCATACTCTACTGCTTGTTGCCCACTGAGTATCCAGTCTTCTTTTACATTTAATCTACGTTTAAGTATAGACTTAATCTCTTCGGGTTTCTTGCCTTTAAATGCTACGCCCTTCTTGCAACACTTAGTATACATATCATACATATCATTCTTACTGCGCTTAAGAGCCTCTGCGTTAGATATGAACTGCTTTGTCGTTCCGCTAAGCTCACATGCCCCTTCATGAATAACCCATTCACAGTTGACGTGTGTCGCTCTGATGCCTTTTCCAAATGCCGCCTGTGGAATTATACTTCCCATCGAAGATGCAGAACCATAGCAAATAAACAAAAACTTGCACTGACTAGTTGCGACCGCGTCGTAGATAGCTAATCCGGCACTTTGGTCTCCACCCACATTATATTGATGTATAACAATCGGGTCAGAACTTAAAGATTCAAGCATTACTAGATTCTTGATAAACGTTACCGCGTCCTTAGAAGATAATCCATCGTCGTCTGGAGAAAGGAATATTTCCCGAGTGCTGGATAGAATTCCGTAGTCGTGCCAATTCGCTAGGGCTGAGTAATTAGTAGGTCTATTCATGGAACATCTCGTTTAATCTCTTAAAAATACTACTAGCGACATAGAACCCATTGGTTTTATCTCCACAAAACAGAACATGTACTCCATTCCATATTTGATATTCCATAAGGGCTTTCAACAGGTATTTTCCTGTGACTTTTCTTTCTGCTATTTTGCTTTGTGTGAATTCAGGTCTTGATTTTTTCATTTCGTCAGAGAAGATAGAGCTTGGGTAATTAACTAAATCTTCTAAAGTAAACTCACAGATAATAAACTTAAAGGGAAACTCCCTCATTCTTTTCATCTCTGCCGCAAAAGCTTTCTTCTTCTTGCCTAAATTAGTTGCTATCTCTTCCACACTAAACTTTCGCTCCACACAAACCATTTCCTCAAACCCGCCGAGGGTGTAGTCGCCCGTCTTAAGCGTTTCGACACGCATGCCGTCACATCGGTCGGATTTATTAAAAATCCAGCCACGCTGCTCTCTAGTGTCTTTAATGACGGTGTAGTTTGGTATATTCTTTTTTGCCATGAGCTATATCTTCCTATAGTAACACAGTCCTACCGACTGGGCTCTAGAATTAACATCCGTGTTGGGCCACTCGGCGAATAATCCCGAAAGACATTCTACTTTCTCCCAAGTGTCAAGACCTTCGATATAGGGTCTTAACTTTGAGGCTTTCACAGATGTTGCCCCATCAAAAGCTCTTGGTGATGTCTCCCAGTCATGACAGGAGAATTTACAGCCACTCTCCACTATATTATCAAAAAACTTAAAGTCTTCTAGGTTAAGGTCAGGATCTTCTGGACCATCAAAGAATAGAAAATCAGGAATGGGAAA